TTTAGTGATGTCCAAGATACAGTTAAAGGTATCGCAGAAGAAGTTAACAATATCGTTGATAAGTACTTGGATAACGAGTTCCACAGCGAATTAGACTTCAATAGCAATGTTGCTACAGTCGGCGGAAAGGTTATTCCACAAATTCCAGTCGACTATTCAGTAAGCTACGGCACATCTTTATCCAATATGCAAGATGCTTCAGAGAATGCAACGGTCCAACCGATTGGACACGCTTCGAAACTTGATGTGGTTATCGAATTATTGCTTAAGATTCTAGAAAAGGACAACAACACTTATCTAGACGGCCGTAAATTAACGGATGTTGTGAACGGTTATAACAAACTTAATGATAGAAGAATGATGAGAGCGAGGGGTGAATTAGCATGATTTACAATGGACAAGATTTATCGAGTTTAATAATTATTAACAAAGTAGAGCGTGCTATGACGCCTCTTATTTCAAATGTTGTAAAACAAAAGAGATGGATTAAGAGAAAATACGGAGAAAAAACTATTAAAGTAAAGATAACTGTTAAGCACGATGTATTACAAACGATTGACGCGCTAAATCGTATTTTCTCTGTTCCAAATCAAAAATTAATTTTCAAAGACCAACCTTCAAGATACTATGAAGCCATTTTGACTGGTGAAATCATTCCTTCAAGCTCTGTACGTGGCGCTGAATTGCAATTGCAATTCCTAATCCCAAAAGGAGTGTCGTATTCAACTGCAGAAAAGAACGGAACAGTCATCGGTGGAAAGTTGACCGTTGAAAATAACGGAACGGCTCCTGTTTATCCTATTTATACGTTCATTGCTAGTTCACCATACAAGATGATCGCGTTAGCTCATCCAAACGGGAAAGTTGTACAGTACGGATATGAGAACGGAGAGGATGTTATCAAGACAGGTGACGTCGTTCGCTTCGAATCAGAAAGCAACACGCTTCTTATTAACGGAAAAAGAAAATACATTAATCCAGCTAGTCAAGTTTTTGGGATTTTACCAGGAACGACTCAAATAGAGGTTAGCGCGGATGGAAACAAGGCAGTTCCAAGTATTAAATGCGTCTATAGGGAGTGTTGGTTATGATTACTATTACGAATAGACAGTATGATATTGTCTGTCAGTTGAGTTTTGACTTAACTGACGGACTTTTTGCATACAACGATTGGTTTGAACAAGACCTGGACACTGGTATCGGGACTTATCAATTTACAGTTGATAAAATTGGAGATTCTGAGATTGAAAAGATTAACGTAGGCTGTTATCTGATTGTAAAAGATGGTAGCAAGATACGTTCGTTTGAAGTAATGCGAATTGAAGAAGATAAAGACTCTAAAACGATTTATGCTGAAGATGCAGGACTTGACTTACTAGGTGAGCAAGTTCCTCCTTACAAAGCGGATAAGAGTTATCCAATTACTCATTACATTGCGGAATTCACCTACGACTCAGGCTGGGAAATTGGAACCAACGAAATTCCAGAAACAACCACTCGTAAACTTGAGTGGGAAGGAACAGATACTGCTACTAAGAGACTTAGAC